GCCCAATCGGGAACTCTCCGGTTTCAAAATACGGACGATATTCGCTTCCGGAACGAGGGTGACGATGACGATCTGGTCGTCCTTGCCGTTGGAGAGTCGAACAAAATCATCCTTGGGTCGGCCGCTGTCCTCTTCATCGACGTTCCAACACAGATGATCGTCAGTGGTGAAGTCACAGTTAGCGTTGACGACGATTCCGCTTTTCAAGTCCTCAGCTCAACTAAGAACGTATTCTTGGTCGATACGATCAACAATGATGTGGAGGTCGGCCAAAGCGTAGACCGCTCTGCCGCAGTTTTGGATCGGCTTCGCCTCGAAGGATCAAATCTTAGCGTGAACTCAACGGTGGGATTCTCGGGAGCTGTGTTTCTAGAGGGCCAGGCCAGAACCGCTGGTGCGGTGCTCCATGATGCCAAATGGAGGATGTTCGTTGAGCCTCTCACCACGACAGCCTTTGACGGGCAATCGCTCTTTAAGATTACTGCTGAAATTGATACCGGAGGGCCCACCACGATATTCACGCTCTCTGATGGCGGCCTTGTCACCGTGCCCGTGGCCTTGGCCTTTGGACCCGCCGCGACTGCTGCCGAATCGGGAACCATCCGGTTTCAATTTACGGACGATGTTCGCTATCGGAACGAGGGTGACGATGGGGATTTAATTGCCCTCTCTTTTGGAGAGTCTTCAAAGTTGATCCTCGGTGAGGCCGGGATCCCCTTCATTGAAGTTCCAGCACAGTTCATCGTCAACAATGAAATGTCGATCAATGTTGATGACGTCAACGCTTTTGCGGTTCGCAGCACCACTGAAACGATTTTCTCAGTCGATACCGTTAGCGATCAGGTGCGAGCGATTGGTAGTCTGAGGGTAGTAGCAAACCTGGCCGATCACAGCGCCGAAACTCAAATGCAGACCACATTTGCTGATGTGGCAACATCGGCTGGATCTTCGGTGTCGGCTGCGAGTCTTATCCCGGCTGGAAGTTTTGTAATCGGGGTCACAATTCGGGTGCTTGTTGGTGTCGGCGGTCCAGCTAGCTTCGACGTTGGTGACGGAATTAATGTGGACCGTTGGGGTGCTTCCATTTCGGCTACTTTCGGGACGACCACTGATATCACAGATTTTACCTCCGGGGCCGTGACCACCTTCCCGGCTACAAACGATGTGGTGATCACCTCAACCGGGGTGGATTTCACGAGCGGTTCGATTCGAATCACGATTCACTACACGACACTCCAGACCTCAGCAGCTTAAAGAATATGACGCCTTTTGTAATTTCAAACAATCTGATTCTCCTGGGAAGTGTTGCAACAGGAAGCACTCCTGCTCAGAGTGGCACGATCAGACTTTCCAATTCTGACGACATAGTTTGGAGAAACAGTGGCGATGACGGTGACAACATCTGGTTCTCCATTGGGGGATCGGATCAATTTATCCTCGGAGAAAGCACCAGTGGTCCTTTTATTCAAGTTAATCCAGAATTGAGATGCATCGGCCAGGTCACCGTTACCACTGACGACGCGGCTGCTTTTAGTGTCCAGGGAGCGGGATTAGATCCAATCATATTCAAGGTCGATACGACAACGCCATCGGTCACCTTCGGTGAAGGAGTAGCTGCGCCGATGGAATTGATTTTAGATTCTGCGGATCTAGTTGGCGATGGTCAGCGGGACTCTCATGCGATCCTGTGGACGGGCAAGGGCTTCGAAACAGCCACTCCCCACGATATCGACTGGAAGGCGTTTGTGGACGTGACCGCCAACGATGGTACGGGTTCGCTCTGGACCCTTCAGACCCGAATCGACGCTGGTGGCTATGCGAATATTTTGCTGGTTGGTGCTAACGTGGGCTCAGTCTCTCCGAGCGTGCCTCCCGGCGACGGAAGCTCTCATGTGGTCACTATCGGGAACTCCTCCTTCGCTGGAGAACTCCACATCATCGGTACTGCGGGAACCGCATTCCTTAAGAATTTTGGGTTTAATCTCAATGTCGGCCATACCAGTGGTGATGTAAACCTTCTGACCGGAGGACTGATTCGCCTCTCTGTTTCAACGGCGGGGGATACAGAGGTCTTAGGCGGCAATAATCTGTTTCTCCTCCAGAATGATCTCGGTGCTCCCGGTACAAGCGACTCTGGCGTTGTCCGATGGCAAGGGGTATCGGACGATGGTTCCGATCACGACATTGAATGGCAACAGTTCGTGGACGTGACCGCCAACGATGGCACAGGTTCGATCTTCACCCTCCAGACCCGGATCGACGCAGCATCCTTCGTCACGGTATTTACCATCAGGGATGATGGGTTTGTAACTCTTGAAGGAAATGTCATCTCTGATGGAGCCAGCACCTTCGCTGAAAAGTTTAGGCTCGAAGGGAGTCTAACCGGAGTTTCTGGGGATACCACCTTTTTAGGTGGAGCAGTCTTCTCGGCCACGGTTACCACCCAGGCCGTAGCCGAGGTCGTTGCCGATGTTTTTCAGGTTCGCATTGATGAGCCCGTCATCACTCTTGGTGCTGGATCGAGCATCACCAATGCCCAGAGCCTCTTGATCGTCGCTGCGCCGACAGAGGGGGTCAACAACTATGCGGTTCGTGTGATTTCTGGAGCGACCTTCCTGGGTGGAGAGCTGGAACACGCTGGTTCGACCCTTGGATTCTTCGGTACGAGTCCTGCAGCGCAGCCAGCTGCCTACACTCGAACCGCGACTATCGTGGAGGACCGCACGCTCCTGGCGTCTGCCTCGGCCACAGCCATCAATAACAATAATGTGCTGGCGGCACTGATCGCAGACCTTCAATCTCTGGGGGTAATCGGTTAGGAGCTGCCATAAAAGACTTTCAAAAGGAGTGAAAGATGGGAACAAAAAGCAAGCAAAAGCAAAAAAGACCGCAGGCTAAGTGGAACCTGGGGGCCTCTCAGATGCAGATGGTAACGGGGATCGTCAAGCAGCAGCAGACGGAGATCGCCATGATCCAGAGGCATCACAACCGCGAACTGCTGGCTACCGTCGCCACACTCAGGGATGAGTTGAAGATCCCCAAGGAAACGAAGTTGGGTCTGGATATGCAGAACCCCGCCAAGATGTTCGTTCGGGAGATCACGGAAGACGAATTGAGGAAGGCAGCTTCCCAGATGCAGCAGCAAACCAACGGAGACAAACCGCCTAGTGCCAACTGAAGAACGCGGCCAGCCTATTGACCTGGAGAATTTAGGACTCACGCTGTCCCGGCCGGGAGATGTGATCGAAGAGGGTCACTACGTCCGTCTGGACAACATGACCTCCAGGCGCACAGGCTTCATTGAGACTCGTGCGGGGAGCGTCAAGGAGAACATCACAGCGATTCCTACGATTCCCGATGTGGTTCACTCCCTGGCTCGTCAGATCGTGTCAGATGTGGGAATCAACTACCAGGGTGCCGGCACTGAGATCTTTCGTGACTTCGTTTCTATCTCATCAGGTCATTCCGGATCTCCGGTGGTCTTTGAGGATTACAAGATCAACAATTCGCCCACTTCCTCGATGATCGCTTTCGAGCCGACCAAGCGGATCAAGGACGATGGGAGCCTCACTCACCGTTATGGAATTGCTCCAGGGCCAGTGGCTACGGCCGTAGAGGGTACTCAGCAATTCAAGACCATCGACGAGTTTGAGTCTGCTGCATCCTACGCAGGCGTCAACGCGGTCCTGTCCGATGATGGCACCGATCCTCGTCAGGGAACCTTCTCCATGAAGATCGCGGTAGCCAAGTTGGTTCGAGGTACGGCAAGCAAAGCACTCGTGCTCAACCTGGATGAGTTCACCACTCCAGGGGACAGTGACGACGAGGATTTCATTCACTTCTTCCTCAAGATCGACATTCCCAAGAACCTGAAAGAGATCCGGTTGCTCTTTGATGTGGATCCAAGCGTGAATGATTTCACGCAGAATTACTACACCAAATCGGTTGCGCCCAATGATTTCACCCGCGTCTTTGATTTCGATGCGACCTCAAAGGAAGGTCGGGATGGAGGGCTTCGGGAATTTGCCTTGGATGAGTCCTTCCTGACTGGCGATGAAGACATTCAAAGTGGCGAGAGCCTGCGGTCTTTCGATTTTCTCTCAGCGGTTGGTGGTGAGAATCAGTGGACCGAGGTCTTTATCAAGAAAAGAGACTTCCAGCGGGTCGGTAGTGAATCGACCACCTGGGCTGACGTTGCGGCCTTCAGGATCGTCGTAGAAGCGACTGAGTGTGGTGCTGTTGAGGTCAACATCGACGATGGCAAGATGGTCGGTGGTGTGTCTTTCAGGCTCCTGGGAGACTACGACTGGCGATACGTTTACCGCTACAGCGTGACCGGAACGATCAGCCCACTATCTCCCACGGCTGGCTCTGAGACCACAGTGACCCGGAACCGTGCAGAGGTTCTGATTACCTTCTCGACCGATCCCCAGGTGGACTTTGTAGACATTTACCGTAGGGGCGGTACGCTGCCCGGGCAATATCTGTTTGTCGACACCATAGCCAATGGAGTCGGAACGGACACTTTTTTCGATGGCCTGGGAGATCTGCTTACAGGCGAAGAAATTGACGTCAATCAGATCGACGTTCCCTCTACGTCAGGCGTTATCGCTATCCATCAGAATCGGGCCTGGGTGGACGACAGCGCCAATCCGGATCGGCTCGTCTTCTCCCGGCGCATCAAGGTCGAGGAGTTTGAATCAGCCGGCTTTATCGTGGCTTCCCAGGGCGGTGACCGGGTCCGTAGGCCCTTTGCCTACAACGATCAGCTCTACTGTTTCACCGATCGAACCATTTACCGGATCGTCGGCAGCGACGAGACCACTTTCCAACCGCTGGCAACAGGCGCGCAGAGAGGACTGTTCTCGAGATTTGCTTTGCTCCGTGGGGGGGGTGTGATCTTCTTCCGGGCCTACGATGGGATCTATGCGTTCACAGGCAGCGGAAGGGCCGAGAAGCTGACCGAGAAGATCGACACGCTCTTTGAGGGCTTCGCCGTAGAAGGATTCGATCCGATTGATGATTCAGAGGCAGAGGGCGAACGGCTCGGATTCTTCGACAACAAGCTCTATTTCGCCTACACCGATACCTCAGCGGTCCGCAGAGAGATCGTTTACGACTTCGTGACGTCAAGGTGGGAGCCTTCGGATCGTCCCGCCACTTCCTATCTGCTGCTGGACGACCTGGGCGAGTTCCAGTCCGGTGACAGTTCTGGCTTTGTGTTTCAAAGAGAGACAGGTAATCAGGATGACGGAGCGGATATCGTCTTCGACCTTCGCATGAAGTTCTACGACTTCGGTGCCAAGCAAGAGGAGAAGAACTTTACTGAGATCGTTGTGGACGCGGATACAGCCGGGGCTGACGTCACGGTGACCGCACACTTCAACAACGGGGAAACCAGCGTAGTCCTGGGAACCCTCAATACAGCGACCAGGGATCAGATCCACTTCCCCGTCAATGGTGGGATAGGTACGTTTGCCCGGAACTGCTCAATCGCTTTGACAGGCGACAACGGCGCTGTCCGGATGCGCTTCTACAAGGTGATCTACAACTTCTGGGTTGAGCCTAGAGAGCAGCTCAAGACCGCTACCGATTGGGACGATTACGGGAATCCCAAGCGGAAGTTCCTGCGAGAGCTGATTATCGAGCTGGATACCCAAGGAGTGACAGCCGATATCAATGTGTTCTGCGACGGAAGCTCGACCCAGATCAGCTCTCCCGCAAAGACATTCCCGGCTGTCTCGACGACTGGCCGCGAAAGACGCATCCTGTCGCTGCCCTTTGACACAGACTGTAAGATCGCCCGGATCCTGGTGGAGTCCACCTCGGCAACCGTCCCGGTCAAGGTCTATGCCCACAGCTTCGACTGGCTGGACAACGCCCTGGAATCGACCACCAGGATGCAGACTCCCTGGCAAGAGGTCGGTACTCCTACCGAGAAGTTCTTTGTCCAGATCATGCTGGAGATCGACACCAATGGCGCCGATGTGACGGTAACACCGGAGATCGACGGTGTGGACCTGACGCCCTTCACGGTGAATACCCCCGGCCAGGAGAAGGTTTATCTTTCCTTCCCGAAAGACACCAAGGGAACCCTGATTCGCCTCAAGCTGGAAACGGCTGCAGCCACAGAGTTCATCTACTACAAGCATGACTTTGAGGTATTGATTGAGCCCAGGCCGCTAACAGGGGGAGCCGGGGGAACAGGCCAAACAGAATGGAGTTCGGATGGCTGGCCGGGAGACAAGCGACTTCGACAGCTCATCCTGGATATCGACACAGGCGGTAATGATGTGACCGTCAACGTAGAAGTCGATGGGGTTGTGACTCAATCCCCGGTTGTGAACACCACAGATCGGCAGATCGAAATCATTTCCCTGGATGTGGATACGATCGGGAAGCTGACTCGTCTGACATTCGATGGTGGACCCTATTCCTATTACAATCACAACTTCGAATTTCTCCGGGATCCACTCGATGTTACCCGTTGGGACACCTACGAGCTGGACTTCGGCTACAGCCGATTCAAGTTCATTCGGCGCATGTGGATCGCTTCAGAGGGAGCCGCGATCATCACCCTGGAGATCTACGTTGATGAACCCGGTCTCGCAACTCCTGATCATACGTTGACCTACCTTACTTCCCCGGCGTCAGGATGGGAGAGGGAGTTGCTGCGCTTACCCGCTGGCCTGAAGGGTCAGCTGTTCCGCTTTGTCTTTACCTCGCCTAGTCCTTTCAAGATTTGGTTCGACCAATCGGATGTGGAGTGGCATCCCCTTGCAGGAGAGCGAGGTTACGAACGAGCAAGACTTGTCTCAGGCCGTGAAGCGGCCGCTTAGAAGGAGTACAGATGCCAAACGAAACCGCTGGTCACTTTCAGGTCAATGACGGTGATTGGGAATACCTCAACTTCATCCTGCGAGATGTGCAGGACCGCCTGGACGCTCTCGGAGGGAATCGAGGGTCAACCCTCCACGCCGACGTTATCAACCTGAATGGGAACAAGGCCATCAATGCCGCTGATCCCACTCAGCCCCAGGATCTAGTCACCAAGAGCTTTCTCGAGGAGAACTTCCTGGCTAAGCCCCCGGAGCTGCCTGACCAACCCAATACGCCCTTGAACGTCCGTGCCAATGCGCGGTTCAACATCGGCCGGGGCTTTGATCGGCGCACCATGAACATCGCCAATGATGGTTCCGCTGGCAGCGCGGAAGAGGCCGTGAACAGTCGAATGCTGGTGACCAACAATGCAGCTACGGGGGCATGGAGATGGTCGAACCCCCATGAGATTCATCCGTTTGTATCAGGAGTGTTCTAGTGGGAATTTGTCCACCGAGTCTTAACGCAGAAGGAGGTCCTGTCTTTGTTGAGTACGAAAACATTACCCAACTCGTTATGGGAACCTCAGTGGTGACGGTCGCTACGATCGACACCGGAGAGACCGGGCTTCAAATCATGATGATCGTCTGTAATTTCGAGAACCTTCCGAACGGATACGACCTCAGAGTGAAACCAGCCTCAGATGTTGGTGCGTTGTTTCGTGGCGGGAAATCTTCACCTACCAATCGGCCCCTTCAGGCTGGACAGACCGAGTTCTGGGAGTTTGGCTTAAGGCCCAGGGAATTGTATGAGATACAAGCGGGGGCCGAACTTGCTGCCTCGATTGCTATGACGATCAGTGTGTCTCAGGTTTTTGATTCAGGCGCACCGGAGGTTTGTCCACCCTAATGGCTGTAGGAGATGTTTTTTATCCAGCTCCAGCGCAACGGGAACTTACGGACAGCCTTGTCGAGGTCACCGCGATCACAGCCGGGAGAACTGCGCTCCAGATCACGATCATCGTCTGTAATTTCTCACTGTTTGACACTGGATACGATTTGTCAGTCCGACCTTCAACGGAGGGCGCAGCCAATAAGCACCTCTGGCGCGGTTCGGCTTCAGCCTCTGCCGGGAGGCTGCGAGCTGGCAACACAGAGATCTGGCGATTGCATATCAGGCCAGGATCAGAATGGGTTATCGCAGCAGCCAAGGAAGCTGCGTTGGGAGATATTTCGATAACCGTCAGTTGTGCCGAATTTGAGAACGCATGACGAGACACGACCCGACAGAAGAAGCTGAGACTATTCCGGGGATTCCGAGCGCGCAAAGCGACCTGGAGAAGTTTCCGAGTGTCCCTGGACAAATTGGGGCAGGTGCATTCTCGATGGATGTTTCGATTCAGGAGATCACATCGGTATTGGTGGGTGCGACTGTGGCTGTTGCCATTTCCGCCCTGGCTGACCTGTCGAGAGCTTACTTATGGAATCAGGGTAATCCAGGGGGAATCACAACTGCCTTGGTCGCCAATGGAGAGCAGCATAGTACTTGGATGGAGTTTACGAGCCTTAGCTCGGTGATGTTTTCCAGATTTGACGGCGGCGGGGCTACGATGACCCAAAAAGTATCAGTCATTGAATTTACATGACAACATCAAAAGGACGAATCGCTCAAACTTTTCCGGACATTAACTCCACCGGACTCACAATCGGGACGGCTGCTGGCGTTCGCTCCTTTCCAGAGCCATTTATCGCCACCCCTGGCTCAGTCGGGGCTCTAATTCAACGAGGGGTCATTAACGTCCCCTCTGGTTCGCTCACTGGAACGCTGGTATTGGGAACCGCAGTTGATGTTTCCAGGAGTTGGATCAACTACCGTGGACAGAACGTAGTAACGTCCACAACGGCTGTCGGCAGATGGCGCACCCACCTGAGTTTCACGGCTATCGTTGGTGGGTTCAGCAGTACGGTTTTAGCAACCAGGGGCGTTGCAGGCACTGAACTCAATATCCATCTGACCGTGGTCAGTTATTCAGGCACAGGCGGGACGAGCATAGATGTGAAAACCTCAGATGTGGGACCGACCGGAGCCGGGCCTGGTAGTGTCGAAGATTTCACCATTCCCCAAACGGGGAGTTTCAAGACGGTGGCGGTTAGAGACCCAAGTACGGGCCTTTTCTTTTCGCTTGGTGGTCGAGATCCCACAAACGCCTTTGTCGTGTTCCGGGGTGTCAGTATGGAGGAGAAGGGTAACATCAGCGTCCCCTCTCCGGATTCTCGGTTCCATCCGGAACAGTGGCACGGCCATCTTAGAATTAATACGGTGAGTACAGTCTTTGAGCTCCCCCCGGGTCCCGTAGACTCGGCGGCTATCACTTTTAGACCTGGCAACCGTGGAAATTTTTTCCTAGGGCCTCCCTCCGGCTGTGGAGGACGTGAACTTAAAATTTATGCAACTCTGGTCTGGTTTCCACCGCCAGGATAAAGGAGAAAGGTATGGCCGTATTACCTATATCAGTTCAAAACCTCATTCTCAGGGGTATGGGGGCACTCGACACAGAAGACTTTGGTGGAGGTCCGGCTATCTCAGCCGTGGATCTCACGAGATCCTATGTCTACATACCAGGGCATGAGAGTGGCGCGATGACTTGTGATGGGATCTTCGGCGCGGTTGGACCCAACGAAGCGTGCAGGCGCGATGGTCTTTTTAGTGCAGGTTTCAATACAGATGGACAGGTGCAGCAGTTCTGCGTTGAGATGCCCACTCCCACCACCATGAGAGTCTTTAGACAGGGAGCCCCTGTGACGCCACTTCCCAAAGGAGCACCAGGGTGCGGTTCTAATTGGGAGAAAGTTTATGTTGTGGAGTACACATGAGTTTAAGTAGAAGCAGAGTTTCAGATCCTTTTGGAACCCTAAGCCCCCCGCCAGTACCAGAGGGGCAAATGAGGACCTTTGCGCAGTACGCTCCAAAGATACCTGTCGAGATCGACGGAGTTGTTATTGGCTGCTTGGTTTTCTCCCAACTTCGCTCCACGAGGGTTCCCGGTTACGGCCCTGAGATCCCGCCGAACATTGAGGAAGTGACAGGCAGAACACAAGAGGGACTCGACCTCGGTGGAGCTGGCTGGACGGAGTTTGCCTACGACGTTGAGGCCGATACGTTCACGAAATACGATTTCAACGAAGCCTTTCCACCTGGTTCGGAATTTAATCCATGAGGAGGCATTACACTTCGCCAGTTGGCGAGAGCATGGTGGGATCTAGGGGCCAGGTACTTGAAGGGCAGGCTAAAATGGAGGTAGGAGGCTTTGTTGGAAAAAATTATTAAAAGTTTTTCAGCCCTGGGGGTAGGGGGGGATAACGCATGACTGTTGAATTGCTCGATCCACAAGTCGCTGAGAAGGAACGCTACGGGGTCTACCCCTACGCCTTCAACAAGAAGCTCTTTCCCGACAATATGCTGGAGAAGCTGTACTACCACCTCCTGGACGATGGGATCTACCGCGAGGTCATGCACGAACGCGAACTCAGCAAGGCCGAGTTTGTGGAGTTCATGGGCATGTATCCTCACACCATCCTGAGTCTCTTCGTGGATGCCAAGACCAACGAGTACCACGGCTTCTGTTGGGTGACCGATATCCAGCACACCGATTCCATGCTCAAGGGCTGTGCCTCCTTTGCTTTCTTCCGAAAGCACTGGAATCAGAAGGTCACGGAGACCTTTGGGATGATCGGCCTCTCTCAGTGGTTCCGCTTCCCCTGGAAGCTGCTGCTGCAGGGCGAAGACTTCGACGCACAGGCTATGCCTACGGATCAGGGGTTCGATCTGGTCTTTGGAATGACCCCGAAACCCAACGTCCTGGCACAACGGTTTGTCCGAAACCTGGGATTCACCTATGAAGCCACAATCCCTGGATTCACCACTTATCACGGTGAAACCGTTGATGGACTCGTGGCGACGCAGACCAAGGAACAATTTAAGGACGCTGAGGTTAAATTTTTGGCAAAGGGAGGGCATGATGGGCGGTAAAAGCGCAGGGAGAGCGGCTGAGTCAGCATTAACCCAATCGACAGAGAGGGCTTTGGGGCTGTCGGAGAGGCTGGAGGAGCAGACCGAGCCAGCACGGACCATTCCGATTGCGAAGTACCGCCAGCTGGTCAGCGGGGATCCGGCTGTGACGACCCAAGCCCTGGCCCCTCAGATCCAGGGGATCAGGCAGCAGTTTGGACAGGCTAGAGGGTCCATAGAGAGGAGTTTGCCCCGTGGCGGCACCCTTGAACAGGCTCGCGGGGATCTCGCGAGAGCTGAGGCCGGCACAGTGGGAAGCCTGGGGCCGCAACTCTTCCAGGAGAGCCTAGCCCGTCTTGCCAGTTTGGGTGTCTTTGGCACTCAGGCGGGAATCGGTTCTCTCGGAACGGCGATCCAGGGCGGTGGGGCATTAACCAATCTTTCCCAGGTACAATCGAGTCAGGGTATTGGTGGGATGATGGGTTCCATGATGGGAGGTAAATAATCATGGCTATGAGTCGTTTGGGAAATATCGCTGAGTTTGTCCAAGGTTTTGCCACAAAGCGCGGAGAGATCGCTACAGCCAATCAAGCGTCCAAGGAATACAAGCTCGAAACCGTCCAAACGATGTTCGATCTTGCCGAGGGAAGGCGCTCCCAGGCCGAAGCCGCCTCTCTCCTTGCAGAGAATACAAGTCTCTCGCCCAACGAGCGACAACGGCATCGTGAAGAAGCCGCTCGAAACATCACAGAGGGATCGCGTATTTACGCAGGGGCGAGCGAGCTGTTCGGGATGATCGATGAGACACCGAAGACCGGGAAGAAGCCCAACCCGGCTATGCAGTTCCTCCAGTTCGTCAATCCATTCACGAAGCGCGGTCCGGAAACGGGAGCGTTCGAGGAGAGACTGAATGAGCTGATGGTAGGGCTTGGTGGCAAAGGCGGTGCGGGAGCTGGTGCGGGAGCTGGTGCGGGAGCTGGTGCGGGAGAGAGTCCAGGTTTTACAGAGGGTGGGATTGGTGACCTGTCTACCCGTGGTCAAGGTCCACCTACCCCTGAAGGATTGTCTTTCGCTGCCCTTCGAGCATCAATGCCAGGTCAAGAGGGGGCCAGGCCAGCCACGACAGGCCAACTCCTGGCCGCAGAACGAGGGGAACCCCTCCGAGGAGCAGAGGTGATTCCGGGAACCATATTCCCTACCGAAGTGAGAGCGGGAATGCAAATGCCCGCCTTTGCTGGCGCAGCTGCGGCTGCCGCTCCCACGGAAGAATTTCCCCATATTACGGGAGGCCGTTACGCTCCACAATTTGGAGCCATGCCAACAGATCAATTCGACGATAATGTCGCCCTGGAGGTCCAAAAGGCGCTGACTGGACTGGCGGCAATTCAACAGAACACAACGGATGTCACAGAGACTTTTGAGGATATGGCGAACATCCCCGAAGCCTGGAATCTCTACATCGCGGCTTCCACAGGAACCGGGATGCATCCAGGTCTGGACAACGACAAACTCGACAGAGATCTTGCGTTCATCTTCCCCGATCTCAGGGAGAATCGTCCGGAGGTAGGAGAAACTCTGCTGCGCGATCTTGAGAGTGGCTTACGCAGGACTGAGCAGGTTAACCCAGGTAGCATCCTCGGTCCGAATGGAGAAGTGCTACCCATGAAGTTCTGGCCCTTGGAGTTGCAAAAGATAGCTGCACGTTATTCCGTTTTCGAATCCATTTCGACTGACAAACCCGAAGTATCCCTAGGTAAAAGATTCATCGACGCCGCCCGACTGGAACCCAAAGATCGAAGTCCTCAGCATAAGCAGGACATAAAAGCCTACACGAACGCCAGGCTGCTTGGCTTAGGAGGGGGAGCTGGTGGAACTGCTGGTGCTACTGATTCTTACACCTTTGGATCCGTTAGGGACCAAGCAACAGGAGAACTGGCTTTGACCCGCCGTGCAAGGCTTAGTGGACAGGTGGAATTTGTTCGAGACGAGAACGGCCAGCTTTACTTTACTGGAGCGGCCGGGATTGATCGGTGGCTAACTAGCCAGCCTCAGTTGAAATGGAATCAAGCGTTGAACAATGGGGCGGGGGCCTACGAGGAAGTCTATGTGATCCAGGATTGGCTCGTGACCGCTGACTTGGCAGAAGGCCGGATTACTCGAGAGAAACTACGAAAGCTGATGACCCATCGTATGTTTGATGACACCGCAAAGAAGACAATCAACGACTGGCTAGCAAAGAATCCTGACGTTGGAGGCCCGGAGCCTCAGTGGTGGTTGGATGAACAAGGAGCACCCGTCGGCACCGGAGACAATCCATTTCCACGACGTCCTGGTGGAATGAGCCTCTAAACTTATGCCTCAAGAAGAAGAGGGAAAACTTGGCGCGGCTCCACGGGGAGTGGTCGGCTTACCTCAAAGAGTACATGAGGCTAGTCGGCAAGATCTTCTCAAGGGACTTCTGACTCCGCTCACCATTGATGAGTACACCAAAGGAGACATTTGGGATCGCGTTTTCGGCGAGCAGTATAGCAATGAAGATCTCCAAGGATTCCTGACTCCGCTTGGCATTGATGATCACACCAAAGCGGACATTTGGGACATTCGGAATAACATCACGGGCCATCTCCCGGGTGCTCCCATCCCCAAGGCAGCTCCCGTTACTCCTGAGCCAACCCCTGCAGCTCCAATAACCGATCTGTTGATTCCTGAGAGTCGCGTGAAGCCCCCGGCCGAGATCCCGGCGGTCCCAACTGGACCTGGAGTGCTTCCCGCAGCTCCCCCAAGGACTGGAGCGAACATACTTGGCCCGCGCATACCCGCTACGTTTCCCCCGCCAGGTCGAGTGCCCTTTGGCGTCGCCAAGGCCAGGCAAGAAAAGCAAATCAGGGAAGCACGGGAAGCAGGGCTGCTGCCAACGGCAGAGGTCCCTGGACCTCCACTCATTACCCCACAACTGGAATCAGGATACAGCCCTCAAATAGTTGTCGGGGAACGTCGCGGCCGCTTCAATTTCGACGTGGCTCCAGAAACCGATGAAGGAACACCTGGAACCCGCTACGCCTTCGACACCACCGAAGGGGGCCGATGGTTCATCCAGCTCGAGAAGGAGTTCCAGGGAGGCCGTTGGGAAGAGGCGTGGCACGCTGAGCAGGATTTCGAGGGTTACAAGCAAATGCTCCCCGGCGCGCGCAAGGGCCTGCTGACTCAAATGTGGCAAGGCGATGAAGAGATTGCCGGCACGATCGATGCTGCTGCAGCCGCCAACAAATCGTTATACGAGCTGAAAGCTGACCTGGCTCAGTTCAACACTCATCGGCAGATCTCGACCCCCCAAAAGGCCCCCGCTCGACCGCTCACTACTGGCGGAATCGCCCCTGGTGTCGCGGCAATGCTGCCGGCACAACCTGGAGCTGCGCCAATGACCCCGGTGAGAGCCAGGGATCCAGTCGCTCCAACCGCCCTGGAGTTGATCGAACTCCAGCAATTTGGAGTTCCAGGGGTTCGATGGGAAGAGAACGTCAGGGCCGAGGAAGCCTACGACAATTTAATGAGCCTGTCTGATAAGGATCGCCGGACCGCACTGAGGCAGCGGTTCTGGAATGATCCTTATGTGGTCTACCAAAT